GTCAGCCATAGTGTAGTCGGAGTGTATGGGATCAAGGTGATAACGTCCTAGGAAGCTTACATACCGCTTAACATCCCGGGGAATTACCTTAATTGAGAGGCCTAGTGATTCGCAGGCCTGTTTAACCTGGCAGTTGGCACCTTCAATTGAGTCATCTCCAGCTTTTGGTCCGATCATAGAGTAAGAAGCAGCAGGCTCAAAACCGGCAATGCGATACCCGCAGTAGGACACGTAAGCGTTGATAATTGTATTCCCTTCAGTAGTTAATGGTGAACCTGATAATCGAGAACCATTTGGCTCATATTTCACGCCGTGAGTGGTGGTGGCTTTCGCTTCCATCTCATCGGTGATCAATTTCGTCAAATGTTCTTTGTTATTCGGAAACATCGTAGTGAACGCAGCTAACTCAACGTTGAGCCGTATCCATCTAGATATTGTCCCGTCAAACCGACTGAAGTCAGTTTCGATTATCCCGGTTACTTCGTTTTTAGAGCAAAACTCGGTGACCATCTTTGTAATGGTACGGGGTTTCGCCCCAGGCGCATACCATGAAACTTGTCTCTTCATAAAGTTTTTCATTGGCCTTGTATAGCGCGATAATTGTACGTTGTGTGTGTCAGTGACTGGTGAAATGTTTCTAGGGTCTTTTACGCCGGTATAAGCTTCAGGCTTTTGGAAAGCCTTAACCTTAAATTTCTCATTCAGTTTGTTGGCAGCTTTCAGATTTCGAGAAACTTGAGCAGGTAATTTTTGAAATTCAGCGACTTCTTGTTCAGTTAGAGGAACTAAGTTCCGTCCCTTGTTGTTATGTCGGATGAGATTGCAAAATTCATTGGCAAATTGCTCGAATTCTGGAGGTGGTGTGGTGGTGTTGGATACGTCATGGACTCGCCCTGTGATAGTAGCGTGGTCATTTTTCACCGAGTCCATTGGTATAGCAGCAGGAATGGTGGTAAGTGGAAGTGATATTTCTCGACCGACTTCCTTGCCTTCGGGAATTTCATCGTTGTCTTCGACGTCGAATTCATATCTAAGCACAGAAGTAGTCATCGCATGCATCGTGGTGGGGATATTAGCCGTGGCATGTAACAGAGCCCGCGTTATGTAACATTCGTTCTCAGTAAGACTAGGAATCGCCCGTTGCACCTCGTTTATAGATAATCCAACCTTA